GGAAATAATGATTTATCAATTAGTGGAAGTGTTACTCAAGTTGCAGGAGTATATAATAACTCTTACAATTTCGCTGGAACAAATGACTATGCAACAATTTCTACACATTTTGTTGATTCAACAGATGATACTTTAACTATTTGTATGTGGATTTATCCAACTGTTAATGGTGCTTTTCAGAGAATTGTTGATTCAATTGATTCAGAGTCAGATTTCACTATTCAATTAAGAGGTGATGATAATAAAGTAAGGTGGTTATCTGAAGCAGGAGGGGGTTTAAGATATGATGTTAATTCTGATGATGCTTTTACAACTAATCAATGGCTTCATTTATGTGTACAAAATAATGGAACACATTCTTTGATGTATATAAACGGAAGCTTACAAGCAGACATTGATTCAACAGGTGTTGGAGCAATAGACGGGGCTACAACTTACTTTGGAGTAAGAGGGTCAACCTTAGGAGAAGATTATACAGGAAGAATAGATGAAATTAGAGTTTATGATAGAGCATTAAGTTCAGATGAAGTAGAAGCATTATACAATAATTCTCAAGGATTAAATAATCTCTTAGGAAGCGAAGAATCGGCTGCAGCAATTACTTTAACAAAAACAGGACAAACTCCTGCAGATGTAACTTCTGGAAATATTTTTAATGAATCTCTTAAAGTACAATATAATATTACAGAAGAAGGATCTACTGTTTTAGATGAAACTCTTTTATTTTTTAAAACCAATACTACAACTTCAGATGTAAATTATTATATTAATGGAACTGCTGTTGAAGGCTATCAAAATACAAGCAATTCTTCTGTAAATGGAGATTTGTATAATTACACGCTTGGAGATAATCAAATTTATCCAGCAACATATAATTTAGATCCTAGCATTTTCAGAGCAATAGCTCCTTCAAGCCAAGCATTAACTAGTTATGACGATATGCTAAAGATAAAGCTCTTTAATGTTAGCAATACTACTCAATATTCTGAATTTGAAATAATGTATAATAGCTCTTCAGGAACTACTCCTTCAAAAGTTTATTATTGCAATTCTTCATATTCTGTAGGCGATCCTGATGATGATTCAGTTGTGGTTAATCCTTTATTACCTGCAATTCCAATAAATTGTGAACATATATACGATATTCCTTATAATGTAAGTTATGATCATTGTCATGGAGGAACAAATTCCTGCCATATAGTTATACCTGTACCGATAAACATTACTGAAGGAAAAATCGGAAATACTTCTGTAACAAATACTTCTTATTTCATAATACGAGGAGCTAACTCTAGCCAATGGGATGCTTATTATATTTCTAATGTTACGAGAAGCAATCAAATTCAGATTTCTTCAGATGGAAGTAGTTGGAGTAATTTTGCAGGAACAATAAATGCTCATTTGCATCAATTTACTGGAGATGAAAATATTTCATATTATTCTTGGGCTAATAATACTGATGGAAATACTTATACAAGCAGTACATATACTGAAAGTATCGAATTAGATAATTTACCTCCAGGAGCTGTAATTTTCTATGAGCCAACAAATAATGATACTTTTGAAGATGAGATCATAATAAATTACTCTGCAGCAATTTCTCCTCAAAATGATACTATTGAATACTACAATATAACTTACTATTATGAAAATTACTCCTTTATTGATACAATAATAGGAAATAACTCGAATAATCTTACTTACAACTGGAGCTTATCTTCAATTTCTGAAGGAAGTTATAGAATTGGAGTTGAAGCATTTGATAATAATTCTCTAAGCACTTTAATCTACTCAGATACTTTTTCAATTCAGAAGATAGATCCTCATATCTCTATTGATTGGAATGAAAGCAATATAAATACTTCAGTAGCTAATCATACTATAAATTTTAATGTAACTGATTCAGTTTCAAGCTCATTTAATTGTACTCTAGACCTTAATGGAGTCTCAAGCACTCAAAACACAACAAACAACACGATAACTTATGCAAATATCTCGTTAGTTCCTGGGACTAACTATGCAAATATAAGCTGTACTGACCAAGGAGGCTCAACAAATTATACATATTCAACATATAATCTTGATGAATTTATTGATGAAGATTGTTCTTTAGGAAATGTTCTGTATAATTTTAGCTTTTATGATGTTGAAGATGATTCAAGCATAAATGCTGATATGGAAAGCTTATTTTATATTTACAACTCAACTGGAGATAATGTTTATAATTACTCAGAAGAAGTAACTAATGTAAGCTACTACGAATTATGTGTTCTTAATTATACTTCAGACTATACAATATCTTCATTCCAGGAATATTCTTCTGAAGGTTATGAAACTGCTAACTATTCAGCAAGAACTTATTACTTAAGTGATGCTTCAATGACTGCACAAAATAACATTAGCTTATATCTCCTTGATGAAGATGAAGTGACTCAAGTTTTATTCCATACGACGGATAATGTAGGAGTTGCTTATCCTGATCTATATATAAAAGTTCAAGAATTTGATATATCCGCAGGAAGTTCAAGAAATGTTATGATCCTAAAAACTGATTCTAATGGAGAAGCTCTTGCTAATTTAAATTTATATGAAACATGGTATACTTTTATTATAGAAGATGAGGAGGGAAATGTTCTTAAAACTACTACTCCTCAGCAATTAAATACTAATGAGTATTATTTTAGAATCAATCCTTCAGTAGTAGTTCTTAAAAATTACTTAGATATTACTGGCTTATCATATACTCTAACTTACTCAAACTCAACAAATGTTACAAGATTTACTTTAACAGATACAACAGGTTTAAGTAATACTATTTGTTTAAGAATAACTGAATTAGGATTATCTGGGAAAACAGAAACTTATTCTTCTTGTGTAACTTCAACGAGTGCCGACATAACTTATACTTTTGGTCCTACAGAAACAAATACTTATATTGCTACAGGATACATAACAACCGATGGAGAATTTGATGGTGTTTCAATAGTTATAGATACTTTAGAAATTAATAGAGGAGAAACTTCTCCTTATGGTTTAACAGGAGTATTTATTGCAGTGTTTATCTTAGGAACAATTATGTTCGCAGGATTATTTAATCCAATAGCTCCAATAGTTTTAGGAATCGTAGGATTAGGCTTCCTTGCAGCATTAGGAATATTATCCGTACCAATAACTGCTTTAGCATCAATATTTATGCTTGGAGCGATACTATTATACTTTATAAGAAGATGAAAAATAAAAAAGGATTAGGAAAGATAACAAACATTTTAGTAGCCTTAACTATCTTTTCAGCAGTGCTTATCGGAACTTCTACATTTATTTCAGATACTGGAGATTCGTATGGCGTTACTGATAACACTAATCTTTCTTCATTCTCAAGAATGAGCAACATGAGTTCTATAGCTGAAGATTCTCAAGGATATTTAGAAACAGGTGTAGGACCTATTGATACTATAAACGCATATTTAACAGGTGCGTACAATGTAATTATAAACTTCTTCAGTGTGCCTGAATTAGTTGAAAGCATATTAGGAGATTTAGCTTCAAAAGCAGACTTACCAATACCTGGCTGGGCGATTACTACATTTATGACTATATTTGTAATAATAATCGTTTTGGTAATGATCTCGGCAGCCTTCCAAAAAGATGTATAATATGACTAATGTTACTGCGACACTTCCAGGAATATTCTCAGCTGTAGATTCATATACTGGCGGAGCTTTAGGTTGGATTATAATTGTTACAATATACACAATTTCTTTGTTCGCATTAAGCACAATATACCCAACGAAAGAAGCTTTTGCTTCCAGTTCATTCACAACTTTAATCTTAGCAGTTCTTTTATGGATTGGAGGATTAGTTCCTGATTATTTATTGTTAATACTTGGGCTAATAAACGCAGTAAGCATAACATTCCTCATAGTAGGAAGCAAATAGCAGGTTCTTCAAGGAAACGCCATCTCGGTCATTGCCTGCTATTTGTTAACTCTTTGTTTACTACTATTTTTTAAAAAAGAAGGTTCTAAATATTTACTGGCAGTAGGCAAAGCCTACAGAAGCCATACTTAATATGATTAAAATGAAACAAAACAAGAAAGGTATGTCGCTTGCCGATGCACCAACTTTAATTATAACTTTCTTGGTAGTTGTAGTTGTTGCTTCATTAGCTGGTACTACATTAACATCCTTACAGGATACACAAACCGCCGATGGAACAGCTTACAATATTACTGGAGATGGTTTAACTGGAGTTGAAAACTTCGCAGACTTGATACCTGTAATCGGAGTAATCATCGGTATAGTAATGGTTCTTGTTGTAATTTTCATGCTTTGGTCTCCTTCGGGCGGTCGAATGTGATAATTGCACAAAGCCTTGTTTAACTGCAGAGGAGCTTAATGCTCCTCCTTTTTGATTACTATGAAAAAAATAAATAAAAAAGGAATGAGTCTTTCAGATGCTCCAACATTAATAGTTACATTTTTAGTAGTTGTTGTTATCGGAGCAATGGCAGGAACTACTCTGACTTCGTTGCAAGATAGTCAAACAGAAACTGCTTCGGCAACAGATGAAGTTACTTTATTAAATGGAACGGCTGTTTCTTTAACAAATACAGATGTTCTTTCAGTTTCGTTAGTTACAAACACTACAGTTAATTTAACTTCAGGAAATTATACAGTTCAGAACACAGCAGGAACGATTACTTTAACAGATAACACTTACAACAATTCTGCATGGAATGTAACTTATACATATACGAGTGAAGATACTGCTTCCTGGAATATCACAGATGAAGGAATAACTGGAATTGAGAACTTAACTGATTTGTTCCCTGTAATTGGAGTAATTCTTGGAATAGTAATGATTCTAATAGTTATCTTTATGCTATGGAATCCTGCTGGAAGAATTTAAACTAAAAGAGGCTAACGCCTCATTTTTTACGTATACTTTGTTGTTATCGCATAATTTATAACATAGATAAATTTTCCTTCAACATAACAAATAGTTGGAGAAGCATCTTCTGAAACTCTTAGTTTTCTAGTATTTATCAACCAATCGTTTATATCATCTTCTAAGCCTTGTAAATCTTCATTTGCAAATATTTTAACGGGCATTTTAATTAAACTAATATTATTACATATATAAATATTTTTATACTATTACTTTTCTAAGAAAAATATGGATGATGATTTACTAACTGGCGAGATAGGAATAAACAACAAGCTTAATCCTGAAGATATTTTTAGAACTATTCTTTATCAAATGGGTATGAGTAGATATTTTAAAGACGATGATAGCTTTATCTCTCTTGCAAACTGGCTTGATATGTTACTGACGCCATATAAAGACGCTTGGTATCATGATGAACTTAAAGAAGTTAAGAGAGAAATAAAGAAAGAAAGAAAAAATATACCTCCAAAACAATTAAGCTCATTTGATACACAGGCAGAAATAAGACTTGCTAATGAAAACTTGCAAGCTTTAATAAATCTCATGGATCGGAAAGGGATGCTTCTCGCTAAAAGTTCATACGAGCATATTTAAATGGCAGAATATCAAAGCAAGGCTACTTCCTTACTGGTTAAAGATATACATAACAGAGTTTATAACCTTAATAAGAACTGGTTAGGAATTATAGTTGGAGGAACAGGATCAGGAAAATCTTACGCAGCTTTAAGATTAGCTGAACAAATAGATCCTAATTTTTCCATTGATCAAGTTGTCTTTTCAGCAGAAGAGTTCCTTAAGCTTCTAAGTTCAGGAAAGCTTACACGAGGAAATGTAGTTATTTGGGATGAAGCAGGCGTAGGTATTCCGAGAAGAGAATGGTATTCTATTTCAAATAAACTGATTAATTATATTCTTCAAACCTTTAGATATGAAAATCTAGCAGTTATTTTTACAGTTCCTACAATGGCTTTTATAGATTCAAATTCTCAAAAATTATTCCATTGTTCAATAGAAACCTTGAATATAAATAAAAAATATAAAACTTGTGAGTGCAAGGTTAAGAGAATGGAATATCAGCCTTTAACGGATAAAACTTACTTTAAATTTTATAGGAATAATCATATTGTTCTTTCTAGAACTTATCTTAAGCTAGCTCATAGAGATCTAAGAATCGCTTACGAAAGAAAGAAAAGTTCCTGGGCATCTGATTTAAAAGAATCTGCCTTGCAAGATCTTTTACAGCTGAAGAGAAAGAAAGAGATCACTCAGAATAGATCAAAGAATGCAGAAGAATTTGCTAAAGAAATTCTTAAGAAACCTAAGCTTGAAAGGAAACTTTCAACGCGGTACCGAGGAAAATGGAGCTTGAAAGTGCCAATGATTAAGAGTTATTTTAACATTGGTAAGCATAAAGCTGAAGCTGTAAAAACGCTAGTTAGAAAAAGGCATCAGGAAGAAGGTAAATAATAAATATAATTGTTTAGTATATGTTAAATGATGATAAATGTTCCTTAAACCTAAATGCTCTTAGAATTTTAATACTTATGTTGTTTAAATTAAAAGTTATTTAGATTATTATTTAATTTAAGCTATGTTATGATAGCAGAATATACCTTATTTTTTATGCTATTTTTTGATTGTTTTCTAAATATCTAATAAAACTTTTCAAAGATTCAACTAATTCGTTAATTCTTGCAAGATCTTGTTTAGCCTGCAATAATTGTTCCTTAGCTGACTTAGGTTTCATTTCCTACCTCTTTCTTTAAACAATAAGGCTTTGCACAATAATTCATAGGAAAGCTCCTGCACATTAAATAAAATCACTTAACAATCCTATAGTATATTTCTATAGCACTCATAATTAGAAGAGCTATTGTAAGAAAGATTATTACATATTGAGACCTTCTTTGAATAATCTAAATATTCTTTATACATCATTATTCTCTTCGTTCTCCAAGTAATTAAATATTTCCTTTGCTAAATAATATGAAAATAATGGAGGAACCGCATTACCTATTTGATTAAATTTACTTGTTTCATTTCCTTTAAATTCAAACCAATCTGGAAAACTCTGCAATCTAGCAGCTTCTCTTACAGTTAATCTTCTTCTTTTACCATTAGGTAGTTTTATTCTATGCATATCGCTGGTTGAACCTGCTAAATTTCTACACGTTAATGTTCTAGCAGGTCTATCTAAATGCAAATCACGAGGTACCTTACATTTAGAAGCTGCTTCATATCTAGCGATATACTCATCCATTTTTTTAGTTAAAAATTTAGGATTATCTGGTAAATCTAAAACCATGCTTCCTAATGCTTCGCCAGCAGTAACTTTTTCAGTTATTTCTTTAGGCCATTTAAAATTACCTTTATGACCAACAACAATTACTCTTTCTCTATTTTGAGGTACTCCAAAATCAGAAACCTTAAGTAATTTTACTTCAATAATATACTCTAAAGATTCTAATTTTTTTAATATTTCATCTAAATACCATTTATTTCGATATAATAAACCTCTAACATTTTCAAACATCCAAATTTTTGGTCTAATTTTCTCTATAGCTTTTATAAATATTGGAAAACCATCTCTTGAGTCTGTTAAACCTTTTTGTTTTCCTCTTACACTAAATGGCTGACAAGGTGGACCTCCAATCACAACGTCTGCCTGCGGAAATTCAGAGTCAATAATTAGTACTTCTTTCTTACAAATTTTATTAACATTCGTAGAATAAGTGTCACAACAATCCTCATTCATTTCTATTCCGTGTGTGTTGAAACCTGCTGCCTCAAAACCGAGAGCAGTACCTCCACAACCAGCAAATAAATCAAGAACAGTATATTTAGAATTATTTTTAGGTCTTAAAATAGTATTTATTTTGTTAATGTATTCATTTTCCAGATCAGTTTGTATTTCTTTCATAATAACACTTTTATAAATATTTAAATAAACAATTTATTAAATAGTTTTTTGAATATATTATTTCGTCCTAAATAATACTAAATATTACAAATCTTTTTAAAGAGAAACTCATTTTACCTTAGTGAAAAATTAAAGGGCGTTAAGAACCTCGTGAAACACAAGGTTCAAAACTAGAGATAGTATCTATAACATAATTTAAAAAACTATCGATTTAGTAGTATCTGCTACAATATTTCAGTTCTGATACATAGCATCTTTGAATTGGGAATAGAAGTAGACTTGAATAAATGTGCAGAAGAATTTCCTGCACAGCAATTTACTATTTAATGTGCAAAGCTAAACAATAATAATGGAAGAAAACAAAACTCGAAAAACCGAATAAAACTATTCCCCCAGTTAAAATAATAGGATGTTCAGTTATACTACCTAACATTATTATTGCACCTGCTAGTGCTATAACATCTACTAGTAAAATAGTCCATATTGAAATTAGTATTTTATTTGTATCCATTTTTACCTCAAATTCATTTCTTCTAATCTTGAATATATTGTAGTTCTACTACAATTCAATAATCTAGCAATTGCAGCAATCGGCACTCTCTTTGTATAAAGTTCTCTTAATTGTTCACTATCAATCTCTTTTCTAGGTCGATGGCAAGGTTTTCCTGATCTTGAGCCTTTTAATCTAGCTCTTCTTAAACCAATATTTGTTCTTTCAATAAGCAAGCTTCTTTCAAATTCTGCAAATGCTGAAAGTATCTGAAAGATTAGCTTTCCATAATGGCTTGAAGTATCAATGTTATCTGAGATTGAAATAAAAGAAACATTTAATTTCTTCAGCTCTTCAACTCCATTAAGCAAATCAACTGCACTTCTTCCGAATCTATCTAGCTTATGAACTACAACTGCTTCAAATTTATTTTCCGTAGCATCTCTCATCAACATCTTTAAAGCTCTTCTTTCAAATACTGAACCTGAAACTCCAATATCTTTGTATTCTTTGTAAATTTCAAAATCTCTAGATCTACAATAATCTCTTAATATATCAATTTGATTTTCTATTTTCTGATCTTTAGTTGAAACTCTCGCATATATTGCTACTTTTACCATTTTAAATTAAGTTATAGGGTTTTAAAACACTTAATGTATTTAAAGTTTATGGATAATTTACTGCTCGGTTTTTTAACAGATTCTTAAGAAATAATCTAATCCTGATTCACAAATAATAAACCTTGAAATTCCTGTTGTTTTTAGCAGATACAACAATGCTAGAAATGAAAATATAATAAAAAAGAAGCATTCTAACACTAAGAGATCTTCATATTTCATTAGTAAGTGCTATTACTTCCAGTATCTGTTCCGCAGCTAGCGTATGAAGATAAGATTTCATTTTCTAATTTAGATCCTTTTTTCTTTTTATCCATCTTCTTAAACATCTCTTCTACTTCTGCTTTTGAAAAATCATACATAAATCCTGTCCAACTCATTTTTTCACCTCAAGTAAGCAAAGTAATATTACTATTATATAAATCTATGTTGTATAAAAGTATCCATATGGATACTTTTTTATCCATAATAGTAACTAAAGTATATACTACTAAGTGTTTTCAGTAAAATAATAGTAAAAAATATACTTGCTCTGAGCTGTTTTTTAGAAAACCACTTTACTCCTATAATATTGTGCTACTCAAGGGGGTTATATCCTATATACCTAATGGTTATTACTGAAGAGATATAATAAACTCAAGTAAATAAATTATTATAAATACTTACATACTTCCTAAGGAAACCATGAAATTAAAATGCCAACACTGTAATTATGAATGGGACTATAACGGATATTCTGATTATTACTGTACCTGCCCAAGATGTAATTACAAAGTAAATGTAAAAAAGAATCAAGTTAAACAAGGTGAAGTGAGTGAATCTTGAAGAGTTTATTCAACTGATTGAAGATGAATTTTACTCCTACATAAAGCAACAACAGAAAGAAAAATGCAACTGGACTTCTGATGATTTCAAGTTAATCAACAGATTTAAACATTCTTTGATAAGGAGGTTCGAGGATGCCGAACAAAGCAGATAAACTAAAAAAGCTTCTGAATAAAAGATTCTTTCAAGAATTTAGAGTCAAAACTAAAGATCTTAACTCAACTAAAGACATTGAGAAAATAAAGAATAATCTTGAAGAAAAAAGAATTGAAGCTATTGATTTTTTAGTTAAGAATCCGAATATTAAATATGATACTAAAGAATGGAATAAATTAACTAAAATTGTTCCTTTTCCTTTATTTAAATTAGATTACGAAGAAATTTTGCAAGAAAGTAATGAAAGAGAAATAGAACTTCTCACAGCTAAGGATCTGCTAGAAATGGAAATTACAGAAACTGATTGGATTATTGAAAACTTTATTCCTTCAAATTCAATAGGTATTCTTGCTGCTCCAAGATCTTCCTATAAAACATGGATGGCTTTATGGTTTGCAGTGCATATTTCTAAAGGAAAAGACTTATTTGATGAATATAGAGTTAAAAAAAAGAATGTTCTATATATTGATGAAGAAAACGGAATTAATAATCTAGTTAAAAGAACAAAGATGATGTTAAAAGAAAAAATAGAAAATCTCTATTTTTTAACCTTACAAAATATTAATTTCCATAAAAAAGAAGATTATGAAAAACTAGAAGAAATAATCAAAGAAAAAGATATTGATCTTGTAATTGTAGATACATTCAATAAGGTTTTTTCAATTCATCATGAAAATAAAGCAGAAGAATATGTTGAAATTTTTAGAAACATTGTAAAACCTTTGAGAACGAAATACAATCTTACTTGGTTATATTTACATCATCCTAGAAAAGGATTACAGGGAAATAATGGAATTTCAGATTATATGGATGAAGTTAGAGGTTCTTCTGAGTTTGTTAATACTGCAGATTTTGTTTTAAATATACGAAGAATAAAACAATCTGATTTAATTAATTTTAGAATATCAAAAATGAGATGTGGAGGAGAGATTCTTCCAATTAAATTGAAAATGTATATTGATGATGATCTTAATGAAATGGATATTTTATACGAAGGAGAAGTTGAAGAAAGTCAATCAGCAGTAGAAGAAGCAGTTGTTGAGATTCTTTCATGGGTTTCAGATAATCACATGGTTGAATTTAGAACTAGTGAAGTTAAATCTGCTCTAAAAAATAAAATAAATTCTGTTACTATACAAAGAGCTTTAAAGAGACTTGTCGACACTGGTCAGTTAAGAAAGGAAAAACGAGGATTTTACAATATTCCTTATGATCAGAATGATCAGAATGATCAGAGAACACTTGATCATAAAAAACACGATAGGGGAAATAATCAGAATGATCAAGAAAATATAGGATTTAACAATGATCATTCGTTTGAAACGAATGATCAATGTGATCATATATATAGTATGATCAGAACTTTGATCATTCGCAAAAAACAGCTAATTTTTGCTAATTCTGAAAGAGGCTTAACCTATGACGAAATGTTAGAAGAAGAAGGATACAGCGAGGAAGATTGTAAAAATGCTCTAAAATATTTGTTAAAAAATGGAATTTGTTATCAAAATCCAAAAAATAAGAGATATTATCCTGTAGAAAAATGAAACAAATATTTTTAAATAACTATTTTTTAGATCTTAATGTTGAGAAGTTTAGCAGACTCTTTTCTTCTCAACACTCTTATAGGCTTAAGAGGGGTTAGTTTTTTGAGCTTGCTTCGGCAAGCTCTTTTATGCTAAATAGAAACCTTTATATATTTTAATATTACTTTATAGAGTATGATAGAAAACTTTCAAGATAAACTAAACGAGGCAATCTTAGAGAAAATAAAAGAAGATTTTGATATTCAGTTCGAAATAAAGCTAGTGCCTAAAGAACCGATACTTGCTAAAAGCGAGAAATCCAAAAGAAATTCCAAAAAAATACCATTGGAGGAGGAATCTGCTTCTAAGAAAAATAGAGGCAGACCTTCTCATAAAGAACTTGTTGAAGAATATTTGAAAGCTACAGATGAAGATTCTTATTTGTTACCTGATCTAAGTGATAAATTAGGTATTCCTACAAGCAAATTGAGAGATATTCTTCCAATATTTGATTATTTTTATAATGAAGAAACTAAATTATGGGAACGAGGTCGGAAATGAATGAAATAGCAGTTAAACAAGCATTTGAGAAAGTAAAAGAAGATATTGAAGAATTAAAGTTTGAAAATAAGAATTTACATAGAGAAGTATTAAGATTAAACCGATTAAGAAAGCAAGAGGAAAAACCTTATCATAATGCAAATATTTACGAATTTCTTAAAGAAAATAAAGACACTGCATTTAACGCTAGAGAGATAGCAGGTAAATTCAAAATTAGCTATCCTATTGCTTACGGAAGGCTTAATTATCTCGCTGTAAGAGGATTTATTAATAAAGAAAAAACAGGCTATTATACTTGGTTTGTTTATCGAGGAAAAAATGAAAAACATAATTCAGTCGTGTAAAAGAAGTTTGAAAAGAAGTATTTTTGGAAAAAAGGAGTATGTTGATTTAACTCCAATAAAAGTGCCAGTGAAGCATCAAGGAAAGGTGCGATATGTTAATGCTAAACGAGGTTTAAAATGAAAGAAGTGGAATATCAATTTATTGACGGTACAAGTGAAATAGTGAGTATGGAGAAAGAAGAACTAGAGAAGTTTATAAAAGCCTGGAATGAAGGAGAAACTTTCCAATATGATACTGAAGAGGCTTTTGTTTATGTAGATACTGCTGGAATCGCAAAGATTGAAATTTCTAAGGAGGAAGAAAATGAGTGAAGAGAAAGTTCCTAAGAAATTTTCAGATTTGGATTTAGGAACGAATTTGTTTCCTGAAGTTCCTAAAAAAGATTTAAAAGACATTATGGATAAAGAAATTATAATTAAAGAATTTGCAGAGTTACCTTCTGATTTTGGAGGTACTTATTTAATAGTTTTAGCTGAATTTGAAGGAGAA